AACATAGAGTGGTATTTTTGCTCAATTGCACCGCCCCTGCCGCCCATTTCGTGACCTTCGATCATGGATTTGACGGCTTGTCTCAGATCCACCTGAATGTAATAGTCTGGATCGCTCATAGAATAGGCATCATAAACATAAGTGTTTAAGAAAAAAGGGCTTTTAACAGTAGGTCCGCTGAATCCATCCGTTCCTTTTTCCTTAAAATCAAACTCTGAATATTCTATCGGGAAAAAACAATTTCCCTTTAATTTTTTAGGTTGGTTATTTTTTGGCGTTAGATCCTTCAATATTTTTTTACGAACATCGTCAAGATGACGATTAAGGATCCATTCAATTTCATCGGTATTTTTCATTTTGATTCCTTTCAATCACAAATCAGTTTGGTAAGATTGGACAAAATGTCAAAAACTGTCAATTGGATTCTTTGATTTTCGTCACGACTTTTTCATCGAAGCGATTTAGGATGTTTCTGTCCTCCCCCTTTGGAGAAATTCCCATGATGAAATCCGCCGCAATGACCATTTCCTTCGAAATGGGTGACGAAGTGTCCACCCAAACTTTCGTTGGATATTCCCTTTCAAACCTTTCAGGAGAAAAGAAAATGTCTTGGAATTACCGCGTTGTATATGTCCCAGAAGATAAAGATGACATCTTTGGGGAAGATTCGTTCTCAATTCGCGAAGTGTTTTATGCCGAAGATGGCTCGATTGAGTTTTGGTCGGAAGAGCCATCAGCTCCAAACGGCACCGACTTCGAAGAGCTTTGCAATGACTTCGACCTGATGGCCGAAGCTTTTGAGCGTCCAATCCTTATTCTTTCCGAAGACGAAGACGGCAACCCTGCCCTCTACGAGATCGAAGAAGAAGAAGTTGAAGAAGACGAAGACGACGCCGAAGAAGAATAATTATAAAACGTGGGCGCCTCGAAACACGGGGCGTCCACCCATCATTTCGCATAATTCTGGCGGAAACATTCCTCCGTCTTCGTCAAACGTAATGACCGCAAACCCCATTTGGGCTCGGCTTGGCGATCCTTCTGTATATTGGAATTGCGGCCCATAGGGATCCGCCAGTGTGCCGGTTTCTACTCCCCAACGGCTTCCCCGTCTGTCTCTAACAGCAGTGACCTGAAGCTGATGGGTGTGTCCCGTAATCGTGCTAATGCCAGCGTGTTGGGAAGAGTTATACCCCGCATGGATGCCGGATCTGAACCGATGTCGGATCTCGACGGTCTGGTTGAGCTCGAAGGCCCAAGCAAATTCCCAGTCTCGGAAATGGTCTTGCAGGGAATCGATAAATCCGTCGAGCTCGTTGGCGTTGCTTGCGATATAATTGTCGAGTCTAATGTCGTGGTTTCCGATGGTCCAGAGGCGATATTTGGTTTTCGGGATTTTTTTAAGCCATCTCTTGGCCGTTTCGATTTCGGTTTCGAACTTTGGCGCCGCGCTGCCTCGTACTGCCGGATGCCGACTAATCCTCGCTGCATCAAGAATGTCTCCGTTTAAAATGACCCCATCCGGCTTGAGAGTCTTACAGAGCTTCGTGAAAGCTTGATAAATAATTGGCGGTTCACCGTCCCAAATATGCAGATCTGATCCTATGATCCAAGTAGTTGACGGGACGTCTTTTGTTATCATCCGTGGGTAAACCCACTTTCTTACGGCCTTAATGCTTTCTGGTATGCCGTCTGGAAATGCTGCCTGTGCTTTATGTAATCGATGGGTAAATGTCTTATCGGATATGTTGATGGATCTTGATGCTGCATTAGCGTTCCTGCCATTTTCCTCCCATAATCTTAATGTCTCAATCATTATTTCTTTGCTTAATGGGGGCGTAGGCATAGTGTGTACTCCATCTGCGCTGCCCTCTAATAGCTTGTTATCATGACATTTTTAATTAATAAACCTTAATTGCGGGATTCTCGCTTGACGTTGCCCTACAACCGTGACTATTGTCGGGCAACTGATTTGCTGATTTGGACATACCTAATGAAAAACCCATTTGAAAAATACGACATTGAACACCTGTCGCCATCTTCCTGCAATTTGTTTACCGCGTCGCCAGCGGCCTTTGTTATGCAAAAGGTCTTGGGGAAACGATCATCTGTAGGCGCTGCCGCCCATCGTGGAACAGCGGTTGAGGCAGGTATTGCTTTTGCCCTCAATTCTAATGGCGACGTAAATGGCGCGATTGATGTTACGAAAACGGAGTTTAACCGACTGTCATCTTTATCAACCGACCCAAGGCAAGATAAAGAGGCAGCGGCCTTGGCCGATATGGTTATTGTCGGTTACAAAGAACTCGCCGGCTATGGCAAGCCTTCGTCAATGCAAGGTAAAATTGAGTACAAGGTCGAAGGACTAGCCGTACCAATGATTGGCTTCTATGACTTTGAGTGGGAACATCACGGCGTTTTGGTGGATCTTAAAACCACCCATGCTTTGCCGTCGAAGATCTCGACCAATCATGCGCGGCAGGTTGCGCTTTACGTTGCAGCCCGTGGCGATAATCTTGATGCGCGTATTACCTACGTTACATCGAAGAAAAGCGCGACGTATCAGCTTGAGAACAAGCGCGAACACGTTGAGGCTTTGGGCCGTATCGCACTGACAATACAAAGATTTTTAAGCATTACCGACGATCCATATGAATTGGCGTCGCTAATAGTCCCTGATGTCGACTCGTTCTATTTTGGCGACACAACATCTCGCCAACAAGCGTTCGACATTTGGGGACTTTGATAAGGCAAGCGTCTGGCCAGACAGACGCACAATCGTGAAAAGGAAACTGTACAATGGCACTTGGTTTAAATTTAAATTCGTCCAATGGTGGTAAAGATTTTCTGCCTATCGTTAAGTTTGATGCACGTTCCGGCCGGATGTTTCGGCGGGATCGTATTAATGGTGAAAATGAAGAAGTTGATATTACTAAAACCTTCAAAGCGGTTGTCGACTTTGAGAACTTAGAAGTGGGCTATATCAATTTTAATACCGGCAGCGCTCCTGACTTTCATATGGCGCCGCACGGTGAAGGATTGCCGGATAAGCCTTCGCAAGATCACAAGCAAGGTGTTCGGTTCCAAGTAAAGCTTCACGCCGATTGTGGTGGTGACGTTCGTGAGATGGCATCAAACGCTCGTTCATTCCTGCAAGGCGTAGATAATTTGCACAACGACTATGTAGCCGGAAGTGCAAAAAATGCCGGTAAACTGCCTGTTGTGGTTTTATCGGATACAATGCCGGTCGTGAGCGGAGAGGGGTCTAAGCGCACGACTAATTACTCGCCAGTGTTCGAAATTATTGGTTGGGTAAAGCGTCCTGACGGTTTGGGTGAAGCAGCTCCTGCCGTCGAAAGAAAGGCATCGCCACCTGCCACTGGTGGCAACAAGGTCTCCGCACCTTCCAAGAAGATGGCTTTGGATGACGAAGACTTTGGTTGATTAATCGGGGTGGCCTTCGGGCCACCCTTTCCCTGTTGGAGAGTAAATTGAGATTTTTGCTAACTATGAATATGCCGGTTAAGTCCGGCGCACCGATCCATCAAATTATGTGTGAACACCCAAAAGCTAAAACCATTGAAGATTTTGTCGCGGTTTTAAGCCAAGCAGACTTCACCATCGTTGATGAGTTTTATAAGGACAACAATTCATCCCTGTATTACAACGCGGGTAAGATTGCTTTGAATTATCGGTACATCGGTAAGATTAAAATGGTTGGCGACAACGCAACATATCTAAGAGAGTAAAATGCAAATTATTAAAGAACGTGAAAAGACACATGGTAGCTATCAAACGCAGTCCGGTTTGGCGCAGAAATTTAAAAAGACATTTCGCAGCAGCCCAAATTGGGACAAGCTTAACGAGCCGCAAACGGAAGCGCTTGAGGCAATCGCAGTTAAGCTGGCTAGGATATTGGCCGGCGATGCCAACTTTAAAGATCACTGGGCGGACATTCAGGGCTACGCCTTCTTGGGTGGCGACTTTTCGCCCATGATCCCTGGTATGCCAAAAGCACCGGACTTTACAACGGAGCCTTTTCCGACCATCATCACGAAACAAGCCAATGGCTAACGAGGTCACATCCTCCCGTGACAATTGACTTGCCCCCTGACTTAACGGTCGGGGGGTCTTTTATGGAGATTTATAATGAGCATACAAGAACGCATTTATTACCACATGAAGAAGCTTGAAGAAGCTTGCGACGAGGCGGCTGTTGAGCGGCTAGAGATGGTCCCCAAGCGCCATTACGACAATCTTGAAGGTTGCATACAGCGTTGCATCGACATGATCGAGACGTTGGCTAATAAGTTGCCTTTGGAAAACAAGGAGCTGCGCGGCGACGCACGGATCTATTTAGGCATTTTGCGGGATCTGATCCACGGCAGGTCAATTACACCTTATCGGACAATTGACGAGCAAATGGCGGATAATGTGAAGAAAATGGCGGCAGACTATGAATTGTCGCGCCCCAAGCGCAAAGATAAAACTTTTAAAGTAAAGGTGAGAAAAAAATGAATTACATGGTCGAAGCAGAATGTGACGTCATCGTTTGCCCAATGGGCATAGGGGGCGTCGTGGTACACCATAATGGTGTGCCGGTCGGTAAAGCTTGCATCGGCCGGCGGTGCGCCAGCTGGCGGTGGGAAACTATCGTCGATAGTTGGAATGACGAAACAGAAACGTGGGATACCCATTACAGCGATATTTTTGGTTTCTGCGGTATTGTAGGAGAATGAGATGAAACCAGATTATGAAACTTTAAAAGAAATGCTTCAAGAAATGTGGAACCACGCTTGGTGCGATGACGAAGCGGGAACAGTAGTTGTTCCGCAAACAGAATGGATTAAGGCGGGGTTTTTAATACCTGATACTCAATCAATGTTTTCTCAATATTTGGATGCAGTAGAAAGGGCAGAAGATGACTGACAACCCACACTATGTGACGCCTGAAGAGGCCAGCAACAAAATGTGTCCCGCAATTACAGATGAAAATGAATATATGTTTTGCAAAAATATAAAGTGCATGGCTTGGCGGTGGGAAATGAAACCAAGTATGTTAATTAATTGGGCGGCAACCAAATATCAACCGGACCCGCA